ATGGATCCTGAACAGAAAGTGGAACTCATCCGGCTGCTGGAAATCCCCATCGGGGCATCCAAGGCTGAGGTCCAAGCCGCATACCGGAGGCAGGCATTGCGGTTACATCCAGATAAAGGGGGATGCCCCGAGAAGATGAAACAGCTGAATGCACTGTACGAGCTCTATAAAAAGCACCCAGAGGACCCGTTAGACACAGACCCGCTCTACTGTGAGGAGAGCGAGCTCTCTGATACTGATGAAGAAGAGGAGCCGGACTCAGCCTATGCATCCACCCAGGCAACCCGGGATACCCAGCAGCAGGATGGGACCCAGAGGGACCAGCGGGAGACCCCCGGACCCTCTAACCACCATGTAAGTCAGGAGCAATATGATCGGGCCTACTGCCGGCTGCTTGAACTGAAATGGTCCTTAGAAGACCTATTCCGGAGGCAGTCCAGGAAGAGAAAACAGAACCTGGAGCCCGAGTTCCTGCAGCTAAAAAGAAGGTATGATTCTGTACCTTGGGATGTGTTCAATAATATCTTCCCCAATTAGTGCTTTACAGCTACGGGGGATAGGAGACCTCCTGGATCACCACCAGCAGAAAGCCAGGAATCCAGCAACTCCACCTTCACCAGCACCCCACCCAAGAGCCAGCCTGATGTTGATCTTCCAGATGCTATTGAGAGCTGTCTTCTGGCTCGGAAGTCTTCCCAGAGCTGTCCGGACTGTCATTTGGTAATTACTACCGTTGCAAAACTCACAGCACTGAAGCTGCCCCTGCAGCAGCAGTTTACATGTATGGGCATTGTGCATGCTAACTGGGGAACATATGGCCTGCTTGTGCTTATGCTGAATAATCCTACCCGTGTATCCACTATTGCTAACTTTATGAAAAAGAATTGTACTGTGTCAATGTATGTATGCCGGGGGGTTAAAAAGGGCTGCATGCCAAAGCTCAGGGATGCTATCTATGGGAGGGAGGACATAAAGGTTGAGGAGGACACCCTCAAGGTAGAGGCAACACAGGAAAACAAGCAGTTCTGCTATTCACTCATAAACACCTTTGCAGAAAAGAAAAAGATCAAGGATGCCCTTATGCTCCTTGCTATATACAAAAGGTTCAGTACAGACCCCGAGACCTGCCAGGACTGCAAGCAGCAGAAGGCAAATACCCCCTTTGGTAAGCTTAAAAGAAAGTGGATAGGGGGTCACTGTGATGACCATGTGCTGCAGCATAACAATGCAAAAATATTTATCCAGATGAAGGACCAAAAGAGGGTCTGCCAGGGGGCTGTGGACACTGTCCTTGCAGAGGCCCGTTACAGGGCCCTCACCCGTACAAGGAATGAGCAGCTCATGGACAGGATGAAAGAGGTCATGGAATCTGTCAAGGACATGCTGCATGATGATGATGATACAGATGAGCTCATCTGTGCCATTCTCATCCTGGGCATGATAATACCAGATGTTGACTGCATAGGGGAAATCCTGCAAACCCTTGTGGAAAATCCCCCAAAAAGACGTTATTTTGTATTTAGAGGCCCGGTGAATTCCGGGAAAACAACAGTGGCTGCAGCCTTTCTCAATCTATGTGGGGGCACGTCCCTGAACATTAACGGCTGCCCTGACAGGCTGCCCTTTGAGCTAGGCTGTGCTATTGATTGCTTCATGGTGCTATTTGAAGATGTAATGGGCTCTGCCCCAGAGGGGTCTAAGCTAAAATCCGGCATAGGGGTCAGGAACCTGGACTCCCTCAGAGACCACCTGGAGGGGTCCGTGCCCGTCAACCTTGAGAAAAAGCATCAGAACAAGGTATCCCAGATCTTCCCCCCGGGTATCATAACCATGAATGACTATATCCTACCTCAGACCATATATGTGAGGTGCAGGAGGGTTATATCCTTCCAGAGGTCAGAGGCCGTCCGGAAGGCCCTGCTCCAGAATGAGCGGGTCAGAGACCGCCGCTGGCTGACTAAGGCAGAGACCCTCCTCAGCCTACTCCTCCTCTACCTCCCCCGTAGCAGCTTCAAAAAGGAGCTGCTGGAGGAGATAGATGACACCCTGAAGCTGCTCCAGCTGGAATTTGACAGGCGGTGCACTAAGTACACAGAGGCCTTGTATGATGGAAAATGTGTGTGGGAGGAAGAAGAAGAACAAACAACTGCTGAAGCCCGGGGTTGAACCAGGGACCTTTAGATCTTCAGTCTAATGCTCTCCCAACTGAGCTACTTCAGCCATAAACACAGTACAAAGATGTCATTGTATCATGCTTTATTGTAGCTGCCAAATAAATGTTCTGGAAACAATAATACTCTTGTGGTTACAAATACTTTTCTGGTTACACATACATTCTGAAATGACAGTTAGCGGTTAGAATACAGACACATAGCCCTGCCAACCAAACATATAACAACAGCAGTATACATAAGCAGAGGAATACCATCCTAGGGCCCTAGGAAACAGAGGGAACAGGAAAACACATTAGCACCTATTTTCTCTCGGGGGGATCATTGACAGGGATGGCAGTTTTTTCATTGCCAAACATGTCAACATACCTCTCCATACTAGAGTCCCCTGGCAGGGGCTCTGTACCCTGATATACCCTGACCTCCTCAATCTGGGCATCATCTCCACTCATGGCCTGGCCCTGTATCCGGGGCAGGTAGCTCTGGAACATGTTGTTCAGCAGGGCCCCTACATTGTAGGGGTTCCTGACTGACCTTTTCCTCAGCTTGATCTTGAAGTAACGGGGTCCTCCCTTCCACCACTGGCTCCCAGTGGCCGAGGTGAAGAGGCCATAGATGTCTGCAGCCATTACATACAGCCCGTCCCCTTTGCAGAGAGGGCCTACCCCATTGTCATCTAGCAGCACAGTGGTAAGGGTATTGGTAACTGACATAACTGGGGGTGTCTGGGCCCCGCCTGTAACACTTCCATAGTATCTGAAGTTCTCATTCCTTGCTGGGTCGGGGACCCAGCACTCCACAGGGTAGAACCCGTCCTCATCCAGCTTGGCCTTTAGGCCTGGGTCTAATACTTGGGCCTTTGTGGTAAGTTTACTGGGTACCCCTACATCTGTAGGGTATTTTGTTTCAGAGTTCAGGGTACAGAACTGCAGATCCATAGGCTCGCCTCCCACCCCAAATAGGTGGCAGCTTGGGCCTTGTATGGGGGTGCCCGCCCCATTGTCAAGTATCCTGTGGCCACTGCTATGCACATTCATAAGGATGGTTATTCCCACTACCTCTGTCTGTACTGTAACGGCCTCCCACATGAGGATATTGGGAGCTGTCAGGTCATCATTCAGGGTGGGTAGGGGTACCTTTGCACAGCTGTAACAGGGCAGCTCTTTCGGTTTAGGGCTGTCAGTTGCTCCTTGCTTGGCCACCGTCAGGGGCTCACTTGCGGCTCCTGGGGAGCCGTCTTTGTGGAAGCCCATTCTTGGCTGCAGATAGCATTCCACTTCTGTTGTGCTGTCTGGACCGGTCCTTACCGCCAGTACCTCTATTCCTCCTTTTATTAGGAGTTTGGGTACTGGGGTCGGCTCTCCTTTTCTTTGCCTTGCCGCCATCCCACTTGGGGTTTGGGTCACCGTATAGGCCTAGAAGAAGGGGGAGAAGCCATTGTGGTGCCGTCCTCTGCCCGGCACCCCCGGGTGGGGGGTATGGGGCCACATAGTCCCCTGAGTCCATGGCCTCCTCCACTGGCTGTGCAGGGAGGTCTACCCCTAGGGCCCTGGCCTGCTGGCGGTACTGTACAGGCCGCATTCTGGGCAGGTCCTGATAGTACTGCTGGAGCCACTCATAAGCATTGCTAGGGGTCTCTGTTACAGCCCATCTTGTGTTTTCCAGAAATCGGGCCATGACATCCCCTAGGCCCCTGCCCGCGGCCTGTGCAGCCTCACCCGCGGCCCGCAGGCCCTCGGCCTCTATCTCGAGGCGGGCCCGGTACCACAGCCGCTCCAGCAGCTGGTTGACGAGGGACGGGCCCCATGTACGGGGGTCTATGGTATGCACAGCATCATAGAGGGTGTTTGCTATGAATGATAGGCCTGGGAATTCATAGTCCAGGAGCTGTCCCCAGTCATAGGGCACTAGAGCCATATCGTGGTGCTGGTTTCTTGGGACTGCCGGGGTCTCGTAGAGTGCTAGGTGGATTCCTGCAGACACAAGGCTTGCCGCTCCTGTGAGGGTCTGTAGTGCTGTGGCTGCTCCAACGGCCTGTCCGAAGGCCTCAGGAACTGCGGACAGCAAAGCAATTTGTTCTCCTGTGAGGCCGAGTGCTGCTATGGCCTCGGCCTCTGTGACCCCTGAGATAGCTGCTGTTGTGGCAACCTCGGCACTAATGGCGGCCGCGGCCTCCCCTGACAGTATGGCGGCTTCTGTGAAGCCTGTGGCTGCCACGAGTCCTTCTATGGCCCCTACGATTGCAGAGATGACCCCCCCCATACCTTAGAGGTTTATACATTCAGTTTCATGCGGGCCGGGGGTTCCCGTCTCCTGATTGGGCCTCCGTGGCCGTCTTCTATTGGTTAGTCTGAATCGGGCGGCCAGGGCATGTATGTGGTCTGCAGGAAAAGGAGGGGGGTTAACGGCCAGAACATTCTGAGAACGGCTTTGTTTCCCGTAAATGCATTAAATCTGAAACCTACCCTTTTTGATGAATCCGAAAATGAAGAGGAGTAAAATTAATGTTCCGAAACCGCAATGCGTGGCAGCCGTCCAAATCCCGGCTGTTGTGCTTTGTTCCCATATATGGCTTTCCGCGGCTGACTGGTTCCGCATTCTTCGCGGAAGTTAAGCCTGTGCTGACTTGTTCCTGTAAACAGCCAATTAGGGCCTTTAAATCCTGCCCAATGAGGTGTGAGTTCCTGCACAGCAACAGTCTGGGCAGCTTGCCAACCTGACTGACTCAGCAGCTTACTACTTTTTGTAGTTAGGCTCTGGCAACATTTGTTGTAAACCAATATTGAAAAAAAGATTAATCACCCTAGAACATCTATA